TGATCCAAAGTCATTTGAATCCATAACGGCTTTAGAAGAATTTCCTGATAGATGGATCTTATTCTATTGATAAACTTATTGTATCTGATTTCATCTCTTTCTGCGGATTCTGCCCCGATCTTATAAGTACCCACTGTTCCACCAGATCTTGCAGCAAATCGATTGAAAGGAATCTTAGAATCTGCTTTAAGCTTATTGAAGAAATAAACCACAGCATCTATAATATTTAAATTAGGGCCTGCTGAGTTAAGTGTTTCTACCTTCGGAGATTCACCTCCTTGAACTGGAAAAAGATAGTTTTTATAGAACTGTAAATTAGGTCTTCCGTTGATGCTTAATTCTCCTGAGTCTGTATTCAGTTTGATGTCCTCTTTATACATACTCATCAATTCACCCAGGGTTTCTTTCGCTTTTTGAGGAGATCTGGTTCCAACAGGAACTGTCATCTTAATTCTGAAAGAAGCATTCATTACGTTCCAGATAATTCTGGTATGCTCCATAATCTTTAAAAGATTGTGGGATCTAATCAATCTTTCACAATAACTAGTTCTACTTGTGGTATTGCCTTTAGCATAAGAAATATAAAGAACCTGTGAATCGTACAATTTTCTTTCCTTTACATTGTCACCAAAATACTGATACCAAATTTGGACAGTTTGACCCGCTTGATTTCTTTCAATCGATGGTGTTAAAGAGATAGGATCTAATTCTTTAAATCCCACAATTTGTTTACCATCATCGGAGTAAACTATTTCAAATGATAAAAATCCATCGATAAGAAATTGTCTAAAATATTGCCAAGCAGAAATTCCGTTATTAAATCCGTGAGAAACATAGATCTTTCTAAAATTATCTCTAAGAGATTCTACCATTTCGTCGGATAGATCCATATTAACTAAAGATAGTCCGCAACAAAAATTTCTATCATCATAAACAATAGCTTCGTCTGCAAGAATATCTAGGATCCATTCGATTTCAGCATTAATAGCAAATCTTCTTAAGAACTCTCTTTTGAATGCATATTCCTTATCGAAGTATGCAATGTATTTTCTATTAGAGGTATCCTGTGCTGCTAAGCTATAGATAAAATCTTCATCGGCATCGCCCAAGGCTAGTCTTTGTCTCATCATTGCTTCTGAAACACCAATAGCTTGAGAATTTTTCACAACAAGATCTTTATACTCCATCCCGAAAGACCCTATCTTGCTTACGGTTCTAAGTATTCTCCCCATGTTAGGGTTATTCTGCGAAAAATTATCTATAAATCCTGCCATTTTCTAAAGTTTAAACTCGTCTTGTTTTTCTTCACCACCTTCTGCTGGTGTTTCTCCCCCTGCTGCTGCCTCTTCCTCTTTTTTCTTTTCCTCTTTTTTCTTTTCCGCCTTCCTCTTAGCATTTTCGTTTGCTATCTTGTCATCATCAGTCATCCCTAGGTACTTATCTAGAACATATCTTAGCGAGAAATAGGGATTTCCGTCTCCGTCCATAAGGCCAGAGATTTTACTTACCTGATCCTTTCTAGCATTAAGAATTTCCATATATCTAATTTCAGCAAAAGAGTTATCCTTCACATAATCCAATCCAAATTGACTCTTAACCATGAAATCCTTTTGATATTTAGGATAGTCTAAGCTAAATTGAATCCATAGTGGCTTAAGCATAATGTCTTGAAAGATAGATCTTAATCTGGTAATAAATTTAAAGAATCGGATCTCTTCCTGATCTAGACCTTCAGCATTACCGCTATAAGTTCCTTGCGTTCCTCTGTCCTCCCTATCAAATCTAGAATAAGGTATCTTAGAATCAAGCTTTAATTTATCTGCAAAATATGATAGTGCCTTTAAATCGCTAAAAGGAGTAGCATCGCCTGCTCCGGTAAGAGGAGTAATATCTGGAGTACCGTTAGGGGTAGATGGCATCAAATAATTCTTAAAGAATTGAATATTCGGTCTACCATTAACAAATAATTCTCCGCTGTCAGAATCTAATCTAATATCTTCTTTATAGATACTCATCAATTCTGCTAAAGATTGTTTTGCTTTCTGTGGAGATTTAGTACCAATAGGAACAGTCATTGTCATTCTATATGACGAATTCATCACGTTCCAGATAATTCTGGTGTGTTCCATGATTCTCAATAGATTGAACGATCTAACCAATCTTTCCACATAACTTAATCTTGTTATGGTATTTCCCTTTGCATAAGAAATATAAATGATTTGTGAATCATATAATTTTCTGGTCATTGCTGGATTGTCAGGATATTGAATCCAACACTCAACAAAAGAACCATCTAATTGTTTTTCAACTGAGGGTAGGAGAGATCCTGGATCTAATTCTTTAAATCCAATAATTTCTTTACCTCTTTGATCAAAAACAATTTCAAATGCTAAAATACCATCAACAAGAAATTGTCTGAAGAAATGCCATGCTGAAATACCCTCGTTAAATCCGAAGAGATTATAAATCTGTTTATATCTTTCCTGAATCTTATCTTCCAGTTTATCCCCTATGCCCTTAATATCAACATTAGAAAAATATGCGAAAAAATTTTTATCGTCATAAACAATAGCTTCATCACAAACAGTATCTAAAATAAATTCAATTTCGGGATTTAAAGCAAATTGGCGAAGATATACCTTTTTATTAGGATAATCCTTATCAAAATAAGCAACATACTGTTTAGCATTAGTATCCGCTTTTCTAATGGTATAAAGAAGACTTTCATCTACGTTTCCTTTGTCTATGAATTGTGCCTCTGTTACACCAATGGCTTGGGAATTCTTAACTACCATATCCCCATAACTCATTCCGAACGTTCCTATTTTTCTTAGGTTGTTCCAAATGTTACTAAAAAAAGGATTCAATCCATTATCTCCTAAAAATCCAGCCATTATCCGTATTTATTGTATATATCGTTTAATACAGCCCCCTCCAAAGATTTGGTATCTAGATAAACAAGATACTTCCACTCTTCGCGAGGAATTTCTTTTAAACCCTTAATTTTTTCCAACTTGTATCCATTGTATGCATGATTATACTTGATACCGCCCATTAAAGTTTCTAAAAGATCCCTATCAAATCTTAAAGGAAGCTGTGAGCCCTTTTCCCTTTTATCGTTTTGATCCATCATTTTGCCATAGATGGAATGCAGCCTAATTAGAAAATTCTTACGATCCCTGGGAGTTAAAAGTATCATATCAATTCCAACTAAATTGCTTTTTGTCAGACTTATTTCTCTAGAATCCAAAAAAAGAACAGGACGGTGGTTGACATAGTCCCTTTCGTTTTTTAATTGGGAGTCATAAAAAAAGGTATAGATCTTTCCAGGAATTAGATATTTAAGGCTCTCAGATTGCTTGAGAACTGCATAGTTGTTCCTATAGTGTAAAAAGCTCTCCTCTGTTAGTTTAGCCGGAGATCCTGCATTTTGTATGGCCTCCGCAATCTCCTTTTTGAAGTCCATTATCTAAAAATAAAATTTTCATCGACTGCCCCGAATCTATATCCGTTATGTTTAGCAAATCTAGTTGCTGCATCAAACTTTGCTCTGTTAACAATCCATGTTTCCATTTGCTGATTGTAACTTCTGATTTTCTTTTCCGTCATATTTCCTTCTATAACGGGTTTTTTTTCTAATTGATATTGGCTAGAAGGTTTGATTTCTATTAACCAGCCTTCTTCGCCGCCGTCAGTTTTTCTAACCTTTATATAATAATCTGGATGGTATGTGTGGGTCTTTTTATCAATCGGACTCCAATATTCAATACCAACTGGTTCAGATGACCATTTTAGTATATTAGGATTTTGATCACAATATTGACAAAATCTTCCCTCCCAGGAAGATCTGTAAATTATATTATGAATATCACCAATATATTTCTCAGGATTTCTCGGAACGAATTTTCCTGATTTAAATCTACCACTAGGTCTTACTGATTTAATGTTAACCTTAGACATTATAGTTTTGATTATCTTCTTTGGTTATCCTAGAAAATGGTATTGTTTTAATGGATCTAGTGGAGTGAATTTTTTTCCATCCCTTTTGCATTCCATTCTTGGCAATCTGAGAAATAAAAGCAAATGGGTTATCAGACTTAGCCGGGTCAAATCTGTCCCAGTACTTAATCAAATCTTCTAAACCGAAAGCTATGCAATCCTCTTTGTCCTCAATATCTCTATAAGATTTTGTCTTAGAAAGACCGTTAACAATAAGGGTAAACATTTTAACTGTTTCAGGGGTTAATCTCCCTTTGTCTTTAGATTCAAGCAGAGCTCTTTTTAAATCTTTGTTTTTTACATATTCCATTAGTTTTCGGTGAAGTTATTTTGGAGGGCTTCAATTTGTTTTTGAATGTCTTCCTCTAGTTGTGCAAGTCTATCAATAGAATCTTGTATAACCTTTAAACCTATTTTACTGTTGGATTCGCTACTTGTTTCTAATTCTTTTAGTTTTCCTATTGTTTTGTGCAGATCCTCACTAAAAAGGAAGAGTTCGTTACCTGTTTCATCAGGAACGAACTCTTCGTTATTGTTTTCCAGTATTGTTTTTACTTTTTTTTTGTTCTTGCTTTAGGTGCTTTAGCTAGACCAGCTCTGTTTAGAGGCTCGTGATCTTTTTTACCATTCTTATTGTGGTTGCCCGGTGCTTCTGCTAATTCAGCGTCGTCTAGATTTTCTACGAATTTCTTAGGCTTCTCTGATTTTCCCTTAGGTGCTTTTTCTACGTGTTGGTTAGTTTGAGATTCAGCTAATTGATGATCATCTAAATTCTGAATAAATGCAGCACCATCCTTAGCCTTTCCGCCAGGTGCTGTTGCTAAATTTTGTCCTTTAACTAGAGATTTTAAAAGTCCTGTCCATTCTTTTCTTGATCCTTTGAATGGAAGTTTAGCTAGATTCATATCTCCAGAAACACCTACTGTTTCTTTAGCTTTTTTTCCACCACCTAATTTTAAAGATCCTAAATTATGCTTGCTTAGATCGTCAATGTCTTTTGCTGCTGCACCTGGATTGCTCTTAGGTAGAGTTGCTAGGTTGTGCTTGCTTAAATCGTCAACATTTTTTGAAGATCCTTTAGCTCCCTTAGAAGGTGCTTCTGCAAGGTTCATATCTTGTTTTTCGTTAGTTTGTCCAATTGCATCAATTTCATTTGATACCTCTAAATTAACATCAGAAATTTCATCGTCTGTATCCATTACGTCACTGAAGAAGAATTCTCCAGTTTTTCCGTTTTCAAACATTACAGTGTAAGTTTTAGAATTTCCATTAACTCCAACAACTTTACCTTTTTCTCCACTTCTTTTTACTTTAATGTCAGTGTTGATAGCGTATCCTTGGTTCTCATTAACAGATACTTTTTTATGTCCTTTTTCAAATCTTTCAATTTCAACGGTGATTTGATTCCATTTAGATTTAAGGGTATTAGATTCATTCTGAAGCATTGCTTGCGCTTCTTTGATTTCAGAAGATTCCTGAATTAAAGGATTTTGTTTGATTGCAGTATTAATTTTTGAAAGTTCGCTTTCTACAATTTCTAAATTTTTCTTAATAGCTTCTTTATCATTTCTCATGATTGCTAAGATTCTATCTTCTTTACCTAAAACATCTGCCATAGATTCAGAAAGATCAAATCCTAAGAATTCTTTTACGATGTTAACTGCTTGATTTCCGTTACCCTCGAAAAGATCGTTTTTCTTCATAGCTGGGTTTACTTTATGTACATAAACTTTATCGCCCATTTTGAAGATGTTTGCTTCTACACCTTCGTAAAGGTTAGAAACTATTTTTTTACCGAAATCAACTTCGGCTAAATAATCAACTGCTTCTACAACGCCAACTGCTTTTTTAACAAGATCAGCAGATCCGTTGAAAGTATTTCTTAATTCCATTGAAAGAACAAATCC